GTAGATGTATTTAGTTCCAATAATGATAAAGTTGTTATTTCTTCTAAATTATCTATTCTATTTTCTAATCTAGCAATATCAGACATAGTAAATCTTTTATTATTATGTCTAATATTTACTAAATCAGTTTTATCAATAGTACGTGCATTTAAAGTAATATCATAAAGAGGCATTGAACCATCAGGTATTACTGGAAGGGTAGGTTCAAAAGATGGAGTACCTTGTAAATACTGTAATGCACCTCTAACATTTCTTTCACCAAAATTATTTTTAGTAGATAATACTATTCTATCTTTTCTAGGCAAATAATATGTGTTATTAGATTGTATTGTTCCACCAGATTGTGGAAGTAAATGTATTAATGGATTTCCACCAGCACCGTTAGAATCAAATGTTATATTGTGATAATTATTACCACTATCTAAACCAGTTGAACCAGTCTGTCCTGTTGGTCTGGCAGAATCTATAGAATGTTGTAATGTTGCAACTGGTCTAAAATCTAATACATCTCTAAGGTTATGAGTTACACCATCTGAAGTAGTATAATCTGGTATAGTACCATAAGTAACTCCTCTTACACTAGTTGTTTGACCTGATACTAAATTACTAGTAGCCTCTTCTTGACCTGAATATGATCCAACATCAAAATAACATTTTTGTGCACCTACTGATCCATTACCAAACTCTGATGCGGTATGACCAAAAGACTGGAATCTTATAAAAATATTACCGTTAGGAATTGTTACATTGGCTTTAGGAATTAATCTACCTATACCATAATAATTATCTCTTTGACCATTATCTAATGTAAAATTATCGGATAAATCTGATCCATTTGAATCAGTTAATCTTATAGATTTAACTGTGAAAATATCAGGTTTATCTAAACTTATAAATTTTAAACCTCTACCATCAGAATCAGCAACTGTTGGCCAAGTTTTAGTTAAAGTATGTTCTGCTAATGATTTAGATCTTCTGGCAACATCTGTATTACCGGTAACAGAAACTTGAGCAAGTATATCATATGTTGTACTTGGTCTTAAACCTGTTACACCAAAAGTCGTACCACCACCAGTTATAGTAACAGTTGCTGGTTCAATAGCAGAATCAGCAGCTGATATAACCCATTGAGTAGGATTAACAAAATTATGTATACCTACGCCGGCACCCATACCACCACCAACAGAACCTGAAAGTGTTGTAGAAGCACCACCAGTTGTATCACTATATTTTCTTTGAACAGTCATAAATGACCCATCAACTCCACCAAAAGTAGGTCGACCTTTAGGTAATGGGAATAATAAATTATTGTTTGAAGTACCTTTTAATACAGCAATACCACCTTCTAAAACTATATTAACATAATCTTTTGCAGCCAAACTACCACTAGAAGGAACTGTTCCAAAACTTTTAGCAGCTGCAAATGATTCATCGGCATCCAAATTTGGTTTCATTCTTATATCAAAAAGATAAAATCTGTAATGGTTTGATTCATCTTTATAAATCGCCCTACATCTGGCAGTACCTAATATTTTACCCTCACCATTTAAAGCTTTATATAAATTAAATTTTTCAAAATTTCTGACTTTAGGTAAACCTTTATTATAAATTCCATCTGAATCATATGGAGCAGCGGATCCCATAGTTGAACCATAACCAACAATATAATTACCCCAAGTAGCACTAGTTAATTCAGCATCAACATCTTCAGTAGTAATAGGTATAGGTTTTGATATTTTATTTTGATCTAAATTTATTCTATATCCATCAACATAAGCTGTTCCTTGACCCAATGAATATTCTATATTAGGAGAATCAACTGATCTAATATTTAAATCAAAACCTCTAACAGCATAATTACCGGATTCTTCTTTTGTTCTTTTTGCTAAAACATCATTAATTAAATTATATGAATTATTCGTTTTAACTTCATCAGCAATAACACCCTTATTCACTCTTGCTAGATATATAAAATTATTTGAACCAGCAACTGTTCTTGTTTTAAGCTCTAATTTTATTCTATATCTATCTGCGCCTGGAGAAGCTAAATTAGGTGAACCAGGATTTGAATTATCAAATAGCGCAGTATCATCAGTAGTTGTTACAATATCTTCTGTAATCTGAAAACCGATATCTTCATTAGGATACTGAGTATATTGTGAAACAAATATTGATTGTGCTTTTACAAAAACAAATCTACCTTGTACAAAGAAACTTCCAGCAGCAACGTGAGCTTTAGTAGCCAATCCACTAGCGCCAGAACTAACTGTTACTACATTTGGAAAATTTACAGTATCTCCCCAAGCAGCAGTATTTGTTAAAGTTGTAATTCTTTCTAATGTTTTTGAATTACCTAATCTGACTGAATCTGTAGCTGAACCACCAGTACCACCAGTATCAACATATTCAACTATTAATGTATCATTAGCCCAATCTGCATGTTGATTTGAATAAACTTCTAAAATTTTCACTATAACATTTGGACTAGCTGTATCTCTATAAAATGTACCTACAAGAGCTTCTAGTGCAGCTTCACTTAAAGCAGTATTATTTAATTTAATAAATTCAACTTTATTATTAACAGTAATATTTCCACCAGTTACTGCACCACCACTTAAAAATAAATTAGTTCCAAGTCTTTCTAATTCTTTATTAATTATTGTTTGAGATTGTGTTAACTCTCTAGCCTGAAGTGCTTTACCACCATTAAATAATATACGATGATAATTATCACTATCTTGATAATCATCGCGATAAACACTTGAAAATGTATTACTTGAAAGAGAGGTTGCCATATTTTTTTACACCGATAAAATGATTTTTATGTCTTCTGTTTGAGTAGAGCTTCTAATAATTCTTGTCCTATTATCTATATACAAAACATCTCCACTATATTTGTCAATTGCTCCTAATCTATCTGTTTGAGTACCAGTAAGCATTTTTCTTGATGCGCCAGATCCTGGTTGTGAATCTGAATCAACAGTAGCTGTTCCACCAGAAGGTGAACCAGTAACAGTTTCACCATTTGTAAAAATCCCAGGTTTCAAATCTTTTCTTGAATTAATATGATAATGTATTCCTAATGAAGGGGCACCTTGATTATCTACAGTATCAATTTGATCGACCCATGCAACTGTTCCAGAAGTACCTCCAGTTATTTTTTCATCTCTTACTAAAGTACCACTACCTGTCCCAGATGTCATTATTAATCTACTGACTCTTGCTTGAGCCTGTTCAACCCTGACACCATCTGCTGCACTGTCGACATAATCTAAATTTCTTAATAGTGATATTTGTCTATAATCTGCTTGACCACCATATGTTGCACCGATATTTGATATTGAAAATGCACCACTTACATCGCCAGTAGGTTTTGTATTAAACATAAGTGAAGACGATTTTAAATCTTGTCTCGCATCTTTACCAAATCCTCTTAAAGGTCCAAAAATTGGTCTTATTTCAGCTGCCCTAGTTGGAGAACCTCCACCAGATAAAGTGCCTCGTGCAAAAGTATAACCTGTACCCATACCTGAATCACCCTGTGGACAGGTCATCTCTATTTTACTAATTGTATTAGTAGCCGGATCTCTTGTTGCAGTAGCAATTGCTCCTGTTCCATTTCCTGTAATAGTAACTGTAGGGGCTGAACCATATCCCTCACCACCATCAATAATTTCAAAACCAGTAATCTGACCTATTTTAGTTGTGGCTTCTACATCAGCTTGGACTAAAGGTGCGCCAGGTGAAGATGAATCACCAAGTTGTATTGGTAAATAACCTGATGTTAAAAATATATTTGATCTTGCAGCTGTAATTTCATATAAAAATTTCCAAATATAACCATCTGAAGTTTTAAAAGCACGATGATATGTTACAGGGTGAGTTGCATAACTTGGTTTAACTGTAGAAGGATTTAAAGTACCATCAGTACCTTTTGATGCCTGTAAACATATATAAACTTGTTGGTCTTCGGTCATTACATAGTATGCATAATCTGATGGATACCCAACTTGTTTATCATTCCATCCATTATATTTGGTACCACTTGACCAGTTATTTCTGGGAACAGCATACGACATGTCAGTTTCAATTACTTTAATAATGGATTCTAAATTGTGTCTAGCATCCATTTCTTCTAATAAAGTATTTGTAGGATTAATAACAGTATCATCAGCACTATCATACTGATCAGATTTTCCTATACCAATATAATAATGATTAGTATCAACTGTACTTATTATTTCATTATATAGTAAATCGGTATATTTAAATTTTAATTTATCTGTTACTATAGCTGTCATATAAAGGTTCCTTTAATATATTTATATTAGGATTCGAGTTTTATTGAGTTTATTGTAACGGCAACTGTGCCAGGCGAACCACTTAAATTTCTTATTCTTACAGGTAAGGTTGATCCTGAATCAACATATGCCATTAAACCGGGGGCAACTTTTATATTACTATCTGCAGATGTTACACCTTCCCATATAATACCTTGATATCCAATTTCACCCTCGTTTGCAAACATTTGCCCTCTACTAGTATCTGCAGTACGTGAACTATCATCAGTATATAATCTAATATATGCTGCTTTATTAGGTCTGACTGAAGTTAAAATAAAACTTTTACCTAAATTACTAAAACTTACATTACCATCTGCACTATCTCCTAAAACAGCAGATGTCTGCTGTTCATAAAGTCGAGTAGGAAATAAACCATATACTTCTGTAAAATTCGTATTAATTTTTGTACCAGCGGAACGTAGTGTATCACCTGTTCCGTCGTTAGCCGAAGTACCTGTCGATATAGTTTGTTGTGCCATATTTTATTCTTCCATTTATGTTATTTATACCATTAATATGCAGAATCACTAAGATAGGTTGTAAATATCTCATTGTCCATTGTTTCGAAAGTCATACTCATATCATGACCACCTGAATCACGCGGATCACCACCAAGTGTACCAGGTAGACGATCACTATCATCAAATGTAAATGAATTTGGTGTTGCTATAGAATCTATAGCTGAATAAAAACTTCCCCATCTTGATAATGTTGTACTATCTGGATTAAAATGAGATATAAATTGATCAGTTCTTACTCTAAATGCATCACCAGCCATATAAAGATTTCTTCCACCAGAATCATAAAATGCAGTTAGAGGTAATGATACAGCAATTGGTTCTGCAGAAGCTTCATTAAATACACCAAAGTCTTTATCTGAAGAATCTAGTGGATTTAAACCAAGACCACTAGTTGCAAGTAAACCTTCACCCACTGTTAAAACTTCTCCAGCAAAGAAAAAACCTGCTGGGTGCACAAATCGTTTATATAAATTCTCATAATCAGCAGTTGATATACCACATTTTATCAAAATAGAAAATGTTTGATATAATTCATGATTAGTTAAAAATTTTTGTGACTCATACCCAATTAAAGAACCAGTAATAGTACCATCAGATACATCTGAATCAGAGGATTGTGCTAGTGTAAATAGTTTTTGTTTAGGATATTCTATTTCTGCATCTACTCCAAAAAACCCTTTAAAAAAACCTTCAGCTGAATTTAATGAACCTTTTGCTCTATAAAAATCACCTAATAATTTTACCATTAATCTAGGTTGTTGAAAAAATGATGAGGCTTTAATACCATTACCAATTTCTTGAACAATAAGATCTAAAGCTTCAGTAGTATTTTCTCTTGTATCTCTAGCATGTATTAATTTTTTTATTTTATTACTAAAACCATCAGTTTGACTAGAATCTAAATAATCATAATATTTTTCTAAAAATGAAATTAATTTACTATTATCAACTTCAAAATATGAAGGTACAACTTCCCCAACTTTTGAAGTTGTTAATAATAAATTTCTTCTATTATAATCTACTGCTGTCATAATACCGTCGGTGTATTTTGTGTATCAAGAGTACCTCGTGATTTAGATTTATCTATATCAAATTTTAATATATGATTTCTCAAAGGTTTAATTGTACTTTGATTATTAGGTGTTGCAGTAACTTTTATGGCTGAACCTTCGTATGCACTAATATCAAAAGCATCATCTAATTTTACAACACCTGTTGATTGAGTATAACTTCCTGCATTATCATCTATAACAGCTCCTGATGCAATGTTTATAATTTCCAGAGTAGTTGTGCTTAATTTATTTCTAAAAAAGCAGGAAACCCCTTTAAAAGTAAAATTTGTAGATTGAATAGTATAATTTACATCATCAGGTACACCTAATATTACAGGAAAAACAATTTCAATAGCTCCAGCTTTCCCTAAAGTAAAATCAGTAGGAGCGGCAACTCTTCTTTGAACTCTTGCAGTTATTGCACTATTTAATACTGCAGGTGATATAGCATCTAATACAGTTAATAATGCCGATCTTCTAAAAATTTTACCAAATAAACTTAAATTATTTAAAAAATATTCATTAATTTTAGTTTTTATAATTTTTTGCATAGTTTCTATTGAATCACCAGTTAAATCAGGATCAAAATCAAAAGCTACATCAGCTTCAACATATGTATCAAGTGCATCTACAAATTTAGTATCAATAGACATAACTGCAAGATTATTACTTAATTCAGCTTTTATAGTATCTTTTGTTTGAATTTGAGTGGTACTTGATACACCATCTTTAAATTTCAAACAAACATATGTATTACCATAAGTAGCCGGTACATTCTCTTGACCTCCCCAACATATAATATCATCTAATATTGCTGAATATTTTCCAAAAATTATTGTTTTATAATCTTCAGCAGTTACCATTCTTTGTTGTGCAGCAAATGCTGTGGGTGCATTTAATTTAATAGATGATATTGATTCTGCATCGGCACCACCAGATGAATTAGCTTGTGTTTTTATAACTGCATATTTACCTGAACCTCCAATAGAATATGTTGCTGGAGTAGATGAAACAAACGATGCTGCACCATTGCCGTCCGGACCTTTAGTTGATAAATATGAAACTTCTATTTTATTACCTGTAGAAGGAGCTTTTCCTAATACATTACCTTCACTAAATGTTATTTCATAATAACCGTTTGGAACTTCTCTTATAATATAAACAGTTGAATCTGTCTTAACACTAACAGTATTTTTTATATTTGTATAAACAATATGATCACTTCCAGCTGCTACAGTTTCAAAAACTTTTACAGTTATAGTTGATGTATCCATAGTTGAATCGGGTATAATATAAATTGTATCATCTGTAGAATTACCAACAATAAAAGTTTTAGTTTTTAATTTTCCTTCTTTAATAGGAATATCTGTACTTCCAGCAGCTGTGGTAAATGAAAATTTACCCGTGCCATCATTTGTGGCAGATATATCTTCGGTTGTTTGAAATTCTCTTACTGTATCGTCAACATTAGCTGTAAAAGTTGAACCACTATTAATAGTAACATTAGTAGTAGTGGTATCTGCACTACCACCATTTTGTACTGAACCAGTATCTATATTTATAGTTATTAATGCATTAGAACAAGTACTGGATCTTGGATAATAACCTAAATTTTCTGCATGTGAAACAACCGAGGATCTTAATTGTGCACTATTTAAAAATGATTCATTAAGTGCAAAATTAGCAATTAATCCATTATAATGAGAATTATATGCAAGTACATCTAATAGATTTGATAAACCCGATGTTTCAAAATCAAAATCATTCCATTCTGCAGTATTAAAATGAGTTTTTAAATTTGTTTTAATTGCATTAAAATCTAAAGCAGTGGATTTAATTGAAGTAGACATTATCTTAACCTCGTAAGTTGTAAATTTATTTCATCATATTCTAATGTGTTTAATATTTGAAATTTAACAGTTAAACCTAGTGTATTAGAATCTGATATAATATTAGCTTTTACACTAATAAATTGTGCACGAGGTTCATGATTACTAATAGCTGCAGATATAATATCTGTTAATTCATCTTCATCTAGATCATCTAAATTTTCAAATAAAAAATTATTTAAATTTCCACCAAAAGTATAATTAAAAGGTTTTTCACCTAAATTTGTCATTAATAAATTTTTCACACCTTGTTTAATAGAAGACGATTCAGTTTTTTTATAAACATCTTTACCTACTTTTGCAGTAAAAGTAAGATCTAAATCTTTATGAGTTTTAGTCCTACTAGTAACTATAGGTTTAACATCTAGATTACCATCTTCATTTGCAAAAACTCTAGTCATTCTTTAGTACACTCACACTCGCATCCAGTACAAATATCATTTATACATTCCTGACATTCTTCATTACAATGGCATGGATGACCACATTTTTCACAATCTGTATTACACGTACAAGGCATGTTAATTCTCCTTATTTTTCATATTATTTA